CTGGGGAGGCTCCAGTGCACTCCAGTTCTTCTCAGAAGCCGCTGGTTACCACCTCTTCTCCTCGCAAGAAGAGATCGAGGAACCGCAGTGGAAAGAAATCTGTGAAGTCACAGAAGCCCCAAAAGGGTTCTCCATCGTCGGAATTACCGACATCAAGTCATTCGGCAACCCCACCGCTAAAGCAGGGCAGTTCCTCCGACGTCTCGAAGAACAAGGACGACTTCCGAGTCAAGCAGCAGAGTGGGCGTTCCCAGGCCGCTCCCATGGAGCAGAATACTTATCTTTCTGCACCCATGCCGGAGTACGCGGCAGTGGTCGAGCGCCTAGTCAGCTCCTTGTCCAGAAGGCAATTTCGGAAGTATGCAGGTCTTATCCAAGATCCGACTTACCGTCAGTTAGCCGCTGTCTGTCATTCGAAGGGCTTGTCTGTCTTGAACATCTCCATACTCTCATCGATCATATTCTCTGGCATAGGATCAAACTGGACTCAGATCCGGGAATCCCTTGCCGAGCTTTTGACCGTAGTAAGGGAGAAGTCATTGACCGACTTAGGCCCTCTCTCGCTCAGGCAGTTGTTGATAGACTCCGACTTTTGCTATCTAGAGATACCGGGGAACTTGCCAATGTTCCCGGCAGGGTCAGACCTCAGGCCTTCTGGCTTAGCGGTCTGGTCGACCCCGTCCGAGTCTTTATAAAGAATGAGCCGCACAAACGATCCAAGTTACATGAGGGTCGCTTGAGGCTAATTTCTAATGTAAGTCTTGTTGATGAGGTTATAGATCGGTTGTTATTTGAGAATCAGAACGAAATTGAGATTGAAAATTGGTATACTTGTCCCTCGAAACCCGGTATTGGTTTCACAGATGAACAGATTTGTAGCGTCCATACGGAGGTCATGGATGCCCTCTCACGAGGGCCCGTGGCCGAAGGTGATGTCTCCTCATGGGATTGGACCGTGGCTGAGTGGGAATTGATGGCTGAAGCTGAGATGAGGATTAAACTCATGGATGCTGAGCCGTCTTCCCCTATCGCCCGAGTAATCCGTAACAGAATCATGTGTGTCGCGAGCAGTGTCTTCGTTCTTTCGAATGGAGTTATGCTTGCCCAGGAATCCCCAGGCATTATGTTGTCGGGATGGTACTGTACCAGCTCTTCCAATTCTAGAATTGGTTGTTTGTTGGCTCGCATGGCTGGAGCAGATTGGTCTATCCACATGGGTGATGACTTCCTTACCCGTTGGAAGCCGGAACTTGTAGATACCTTTAATAGCTTGGGCCATAAGCTAAAGCTGTATAAGGAAATTAACGAGAACTGTTATGAATTCTGTTCGACGCTGTATCCTTCTGGTGAGCCCGTAAATGTTTGGAAAACGCTCGTGAGACTTTTGTCTCACTCAAACACTCTCGGGTTCCCAGCTAGGTTAGCTCTGTTTGATCAATGGCGGTACGAGATGAGGCACTGTCCGCTCCGACACCAGTTGGAGGAGCTGATAGTCCTCTCGGGTTTTCTTGATGGAGGTGGTTTGGCA